AAGATACCATTCGCATCGATGTCGAAGCATACATTAATCTGCGGAACACCCCTGGGAGCAGCGGGGATACCAGACAAATCAAACGTACCCAAGAGATGATTATCCTTCGCTCGGGGGCGTTCACCTTCGTACACCTGGATAAGGACACCAGTCTGATTGTCCGCGTAGGTCGAGAATACTTGTTCTTTCTTCGTTGGGATGGTAGTGTTCCGTTCGATAAGTTTGGTCATAACACCACCAGCAGTTTCGAGACCGAGAGAGACCGGTGCGACATCGAGAAGTAAGATATCCTGAACATTAGTGTTGTCTACACCAGAAAGAATTGCAGCCTGTACGGCGGCACCATATGCAACCGCTTCGTCAGGGTTGATCGACTTGTTCAACTCCTTCCCATTGAAGAAATTAGATAACAACTGCTGAATCTTGGGAATTCGGGTAGAGCCACCAACCATAACAATCTCGTCAACTTTCATCTTATCCATCTTCGAATCACGGAGTACCTGTTCAACGGGTTCCATACATTTTCGGAACAGGTCACCATTCAATTCCTCGAAACGAGCACGAGTGATCGTCGTAAAGAAATCAATACCCTCAAAAAGGGAATCGATTTCGACAGATGTTTGAGACGTTGATGAGAGTGTACGTTTTGCACGTTCGCACGCGGTTCGCAAACGGCGAAGAGACCGAGGATTTCCAGTTAAATCCTTCTTGTGTTTTCGCTTAAACTCATCAGAAAAGTGTCGAAGGAGGCGAGTGTCGAAATCTTCACCACCGAGATGTGTGTCTCCAGCAGTCGCCTTTACCTCGAAGATACCACCCTCAATGTTCAGTAGTGATACATCGAAGGTTCCACCACCAAGATCGAAAATGAGTACATTCTTATCTTCATCCTTGTTCTTGTCCAATCCATAAGCAATAGCGGCAGCAGTAGGTTCGTTGATGATACGGATACAGTTTAGGCCAGCGATAACTGCAGCATCCTTCGTAGCCTGTCTCTGAGAATCATTGAAATATGCGGGAACAGTGACAACTGCATCCGTGATCGTCACACCCATGTAGGATTCAGCAGTCTCTTTCATTTTGGTCAATACCATTGAAGAAATTTCCTCGGGTGTAAACTGCTTCGTCTCCCCATGGAAATCGACACTTATCACCGGCTTGTCTCCTACCCCGGGAACAATCTTGTACGATAAGTTTTTCATGTCATCTTGAACCTTCTCATCAGAAAACTTCCGCCCAATGAGACGTTTTGCGTCAAAGACAGTGTTGAGTGGGTTCGTAGCAGTTTGGTTTTTCGCAGCATCACCGACGAGACGTTCATCATCTGTAAAGGCTACATACGAAGGTGTCGTTCGGTTACCCTGATCATTCGGGATAATTTCTACACGATCATGTTGCCAAACACCGACGCATGAATATGTAGTTCCTAAATCGATACCAATTGCTTGAGACATGTTATATTAATTAGAGTCGTGTATTCTTTATTCTACTCCATTACAATAGTTGTTGCTACTACTTAAAAAAAACTCAGACGCTCTGTGAGATTTGGGAATGTACGTTTTTTGAATTTGGATTCAAGGTGGTCAAACATCTCGATGCGACACTGTGAATACCTTAGACGGTCTTCAATTGAGAACCATTCACACTCTTGGCGGTTCGGGAGATGGACCCAGGTTTTGAAATGGTCATGATACCATACAGACTTATCCATGTTCTCGTACTCCTGCTTCAACGAGTGAAGTAATGCATCATTCAAGTCACGCTCGTCATCCTCCCTTAGCATGTTCTCGATGTCGCTGATTATGACATCGTACGTATCAACATTTCCATGCATGACGAAAGCATTACGTCGGAGATCTTTGAATGTATTGAGTGTTGAATTCATCTTGGAAGTACCATCATTCTGTCAAACTTAGGTGAATAAAACTATATACTTATTGTAGAATGTCTCTTGACGATTTACCAAAGAAAGTCCAGTACATGGTCATCGATTCGAAATATATCAATGGGACTAATAACACGTTCTCATTGAACTTGTCTCTTGAATCAAATGCACACGTAGAGAACATGAGTCGGGTCATTGGTGTAAAAGTAGTTGACTTTTACATCACTGATGTCGGTGAATCTAATCCTAGTGCTACTAATGCACAGTCGTCTATAGCAGAATATATAGATATCGTGTGTCCCGACATACCAAGTTCTGCACAGTTACTCGACGAACGTCATGGACAGATACTCGAGAGAATCCCACTAGAACGCCAGTACACATACGACTCTACAGCTATTCAGACAGATAAACAATGGAAAAGTTATCCACGTGAAACAAATTATTTCAATCCAATCACGATTAAACAGTTACATTTTAGAATGTATGAATCGCGTGATAACAATACCTATACTCTCATAAAACCATCATGTACATGGTATATGATTGTCGAACTCACTACCGTCGATCCAAAGGAAAAGCCAAGAGATAAGAATGTCCAAATACTTCAAGCTCTTGAAAAACTTACGAATAAGATTGAAGTACTCAACATGAATGTTAAGAGATTACCCGATAAACCAGTAGAGGAGAATAAGAAGTACCCATTTGGGTACCTCATTATGGCCATATTGGCTATCATGGGTGGATTCATCTACATGGTGAACAAGAGTGGTCCAGCACCGATGGTGTAGATATGTTTTCCAATACGGGGTTCGAACCCGTGACCCCAGCGTGCCTTATATAGATTTAACTCTACGTAGATATACAAAGTATAAGCACTGTGCTCTAACCAACTGAGCTAATTGGAAAAATGCTACCAGAGGGTTTCGATCCCCCTACCTTGAACTTACAAGGCTCACGCTCTTCCGATTGAGCTATGGTAGCTACTGTATTAGAGTGTATGTGTTAATCTTTAAGCTACGGATGACTTCTTCACCACCTTTTTCACTTTGGTATCGCTAGATGGGGTCTGCGTCTCAACGGTAACAGTCGGGGACTTAGGACCTACGGGACCTACGGGACCTACGGGACCCGCGGGACCTGCGGGGCCTGTGGTACCTGCGGGACCTGTGGGGCCCTGGGGGCCGGGGGGACCTTCAACGACGGTCCCTGCACCACCTCCACAACTGTCAACCATCTTGAGAATGATACCGTACAGTTTTTTCTTGTCGACGCGAACAGAGTTCATCTCGACGCGGATTTCTTCCTTAAGAGCTTCCATGTTTATATATATAAAAGAAAGATTATCTTTATATATAATGATATTCATCGGACCAACATTATTAAGTGGTATTGGTCAACATACCAAGAAATACATGGATCTTTTCCCTGGTAGTGAATACTATATATATAATCAAGAAATCCCCGAGTGTGATCAGGCATTCATATTTGCTATCCCGATAGATAGTGTACTTGAACATATACCTTCCATCAAGTCTAAGTGTAAGAACATCATATGTATGACTGTGTGTGAAACAGAAACTGTTCATGAGGATTATGGAAAACTATTTGACCACTTTGATCGTATCGCTGTTCCGAGTGAATTCTGTAAACGAGTTCTAACTGCACAATTCCCTGATAAGGAGTTTTACATTATTCATGCATACATTCCACAAGAACCCTATACATTTTATCACATTGGAAACATATTAGATCCACGGAAGAATTTCAGAAAGATTCTCGAAGCGTTTGTTCGTTTGGATAAACCAGACACCCGATTACTTGTGAAGTCTACCTGTAGAGAAGATGTTCGCATTGATATGAAAAGAGTAGAAGTCATTAATGGACTGATTTCTGAGGATGAAATGAATACGATACATAGTCGTGGTGACTGTTATGTAAACTGTTCAAATTCAGAAGGTGTTGGTATGGGTGCAATCGAAGCAGCCATCAGAGATAAACCTGTGATCGCTACAACGTATGGTGGTCCAAGTGAATATCTTCATTCGCCCTATATGATTGATTGTGAACTTCAAGAGTTGGAAAACGATGATTTCCTTTTCAAAAAGGGAATGATCTGGGGGAAGCCGAACTTCGACCAACTCTTGGAATTCATGGAAGATGCGTATTCTAAAAGACTCACCTATATGGATCATACATTCACGAAAAATTTAATGTCACGAGATAATATTTTAAAAGAATTCAGTGTCAACATAGTTAGAGGCGAGGACAAGTAGACCCATCACAATTGTTCCAGGCATGATAGAACCTCGCTGAGAGACAAGGAATGCAACAATATCATCAACGGGTTCAAGGTTTGTAGGCCTGGTGGCGAAGCGGGGAACAAGTACACTGGTGGCTATGTAGAGCGACATTGCTATTATTACAGGTCTAAGCGTCTCCTGGTCTAACATTTACAATAACTGTGATTTTAATTTGTCAGGAACATTGTGCTTTCGACAATACTGTCCACACACTGATTTGAATTTGCATCTCGATCCAGACATTGTCATCGCCATGCAAATTGTATTTTTCACTTGTACTCTTGGTTCATCGGGTACCGTATCGATTAATTGTATAGTACGTTCACTCTTCTTCTTCTCGAACTCTTTGTATCGCTTCTTCATGATCCATGTAGCGTTCGCAAGATGTGTACATCTCTCATCTGGTACAACAAGACGATACATCTTGGTCGCATCACCAAGGCACCTGTTCCACATTTCATCACGAATGATTTGCATCTTGTATTGACTTGGAAAAACATAGATGTATCAGTCACTTAGGTAGATTTTTTTCCTCTGATATTACAAAAAGAGATGCTTTACCTCTACGTAGCGATCGCTGTATTTCTGATGTTCACACTTATCAAAAATCGTCGTGTCGTGGCGAGTGCGTCTCTCGACAAACTGATACGACAGTCTGCACGGTATGCGACCGCAGCTCAGCAGGACGCGTCCCCATTGATCGCCACACTTCACGCTAATTATGCTGCTGCTTATCTTTACGCTGCGAAGGACATTGCATCAGACTCTCAAATTCATAACTCAACCGGTGTAGACATAATGAAATTGAAGGAACATATCGTGAACATTCAAGATATGGTGACCAAAAGGACAGTGGAGAAGTGTCCAGCGTTTGCGGGTGAAGTGGATCTGTATCTCGCTACTATTGCTGGAGAAGCATAAAGGATAACAGCTTATACTTTTCAAATGATGACCTATATGGAACTTGCGGAGTTTACTGATGATCTTCCCACACAGGTACAGCTTCTAAAGAAAGAGATTGAAAAAAATAAAATTGATGCCTCCAACAGTCGTTCCGAAATTTTGAATAAGTCTCTTAAAATTAAAGTGGACAAATATGAACGAGAAATTTTTCTACTTACTCGCACATACAAGAAACCATGGCTAGAAGAAAGAACCAAGTTAACAAATCAAATAGATTATTATAAACGAAAATTTTGGCATCTGGAGGATATACTCGTAGGTAAACATATCAAAATGGACGAACGCCGCGAAGATGTCCTTAGACGTCTTCACGTAGAAACTCGTTCTTGGAGAGAATTTGATGAAGATTCAAATAATCACCAGATCTGAGTGACGAGTGTTATTTTTCGAAATGAACCCTAAGTTGGTGTTGAAATAATAATATTTATAAACATTAGTTAATACAAATGTTTATATTAGAAACTAAACCCACAAAATGGTTTGGAACACGTAGTAAATTTGAAATCCAAAATAATTCTAATTACGAAATTAGATTTGAAGCTTCACACTATGAAGAAAAACAAATCTTACGCATGGAAAAAGAAGTAAACCTGAATATACCAGGGGTTGGAGGAGTTGGGGGTAGTAATAAGATTGACTATTCAAAAGCTCAACTCTTCAAGACAGATAAAGATACTATATCTAAAAACGATACCATCGATATAACTGTCGGGGGAGGTAAACGAGTCATGATTAAGTATCAATACATTGGTTTGCACAAAGATTTTACAGATGCACAACGAAACGTCACGGTTAATCATAAAGTATTGTTTGAACAGCCTTCACAAGAAACAATTGATAGGATAATCCGAGAGAATGGGGAAAAGGAAAAGGAAGAGGAATTACAAAGAAATAAAGAACGTAAATGCTCAAGCAAATTTAAAGGACAATGTAGCGAAAGTGATACACCTAAAACACAATGTCGTGTCAAGGATTGTATGGATTGGTATTGTAATAATCACCTAGAAGCTAGAACAGTGTTTAGTGTGGTGGGAGGTCCTGGTGGACATGTGTGTTCAAAATTGTCACAAAACCCATTCAACTAACCATTGAAATTAAGTACCTAAGTTAGAGTTTTGAGTTGTAATAAAGTTAAGAAAATATGAGTTCACTCGACAAAGAGGACATGAATCGATGTTTGGACGACTGGTATTCCCGAGGAGGAAACATAATTATAGAGGGTGACACATTGAGAAACCGTTACGAGGGGAACTATAGACGAATGCCCAAGAAACCATGGGCCACGAAGGAATGGGTCGACCAAAGAGACCACAAGTTATACACTCTCATGAAAGACCAATTTAGCCCAGAGTTCTGGCAGAAGATATGGACGTGTGGTTACCTCTTACCGCATTCACCCAAGTTTCATAGTCTCCGTGAGTATGACGAACTTCGCCGCGGTAAAAAGTTCAGAGAGAATTGCCGACAAGTGATAATAAACCTAAGTTAGAGTTTTGATTTGTAATTAAAGTAAGAAAGTATGGAACAACTCAGGAAATACACAGTCGAACATGGTTATACGCTACCAGGTGATTGGAGTGTCAAGATTGTCAAACGTGTAAACGGTGCTACCCGTGGTCAGGTTGATCATTATTATTTCACACCGGGAGGTAGAAAGTTTCGGTCTAAAGTAGAGGTTATGAAATTTCTCGAGCAATCTGGAACACGTGAAACTGAACACGTGGAGACACCTGTTAACGACTATTCATACATTTACATTCTTACGAATCCAGCGTTCAAGGAAAAGTATATTAAAATTGGGATGTGTACCTCAATCGATTCTCGTTTAGGAATTTTAAACTCGGGTGTTTGTGAAAAATTTGAAGTGCATACACTCTTCAAGACTATATTTACAAATAAAAAGTATGGTAAAATTACCACGTGCTCAAATGTGACAAAACAAATTGAATCGTACTTACATAAACGGTTCAATCACCTTAGGGCGACCAACGGTGAGTTCTTCCTGGTTGACCCAGATGTCGTAAGAGATGAACTCCAGTTCATACATGACAAGGTCGCACCATATGCCGATCTTGACGCGAATGCGATATATGAATACATGACATTGCACATCGAGTTGGCACGTCTACAAAGTGTTGAAGATGGAAACCTAAGTTAGAGAGTAGAGTTGTAATATAAACAGTAACAAATGGAAAGTGTTCAAAAGCTCACCCATATCGAACACATCCTCAAGAGACCTGACTCCTATGTCGGTCCAGTTGAGATGGGTACGGAACCCTATTGGATACTTAATGATGACAAGTTTGAAAAGAAGAACCTCAAGTACTCCCCCGCTCTCTTGAAGATCTTTGACGAGATCCTGGTTAACGCGATTGATCGGAACTCCATGTATCCAAAGAATGTTACGACTATTGCTGTATCCATTGACAAGGAAAGTGGATCCGTGACGATTG